AAGAAACTCAATGGCAGGCTTACAGTCAGCTGCTGCCGGAACTGCAATGGTCTGAAAAGCCACATGACCCCTCTGGCCTTCATAACATTCCTGCAAGAATTGAAAGCTTTAAATCCTTACAAACAAAATCTCTACCCAAAATTTGATAGGATGATACATGCTACACAAACCTTATGGGACCGTGTAAAATGGTCGGTTAACAAATAAAAGGAAGCAGAGAATACCCCGACTTATTTTCAATAATCAGTTCAAAAAAATAAATCGTAAAGATCAACAGGATGATCAGGGCCACCCTTACACTCTGGCTTCGGGTACGGCATAGCGTTAAATCGAATTATTGCCGGGTGAGTACAATCATTACAAAGAGTAAGCTCTTACGCTAGTATCTTTCTTAGTCTTTCTTGGTATTCATTTATGATACATTCAGTAACAGTAATAATATCGGAATATCCATATTTCTTTGCTACTATTAAGTACTGATCTGACTTTTCTATAAGATACTTATAACGATTTGCTTTTGCGTTTTTTCTTTTCAAGTTTTCTAACTGCTCATTCCAATATGAATAAAAACATGCCAGGCATTTCGACAGACATTCTTTAAAAAAAATATCAAAATTAAAACTAAAAGGATTATGTAAGAATTGTTGATCCTTTGTGTCGGGAATTAGATGAATTTCAGCATTATTAGAATAGAATTCAATCCCCTTATTAACCTGTTCTTGATAATAAGGTTCGTTATGATGTTTTCTTAAAACTGAAATGTTTGAATTTAGATTCTCGGAACTTTTAATTAAAGAATCCAAAAAAATAGATCTCTGCATTTCATCAAAACATATTAAAGTCCAGTAAACCGTCATGTACAGTCTTTCTACTTCTAATTTCCGGTTTAAACTATCACTGTAATCCATATCTAAGATTTTATTCAAAGTTAACAATAAATGTCTGTAACTTCTCCGGGGCTGCTGATAGCTAATCAAGCAGCTCTTTTATTTTTGTCGCGGTAATTATAAAATAGTGTGGTATGAAGTCAAATCTAAAGACTCCCATTTCGTATTATGGGGGCAAGCAAACGTTATTGAAGAACATCCTTCCACTGGTTCCGGCACATAAAGTATATACTGAAGCTTTCGCCGGGGGTGCAGCCCTGTACTTTGCCAAGGATCCTTCAGAAGTAGAAGTGATAAACGATATTAATGGCAACCTGGTTAACTTTTACAGGGTTTTAAAAGGCAATTTTAAGCCATTAAAAAACCGAATTGATACTACCCTCCACTCCAGGGAAGAACATGAGTTTGCTGGCATAGTTTACGATTATCCGCAGTTCTTTGATCCCGTGGAGCGCGCCTGGGCATTATGGGTACTTTCAAAAGAAAGCTTTGCAAGCAGGCTCGACGGTACATGGGGATACGATAAGAAAGAGAACTCAGTAACAAAGAAGATAACCAATGCGCGGCATGAATTTACAGAGGCATTATCTCTCAGACTTGAAAAAACACAGATTGAGCAAACTGATGCTCTCAGGATAATCCGGACACGAGATGGATCTGAAGCTTTTCATTTTGTGGATCCTCCATACATCGGTACCGACTGTGGTCATTATTGCGGATATAACCTCATGGACTTCCTGGATCTCCTAAAGCTGCTCTCCGAGTTGGAAGGTAAATTTATGTTAACTATGTTCCCCCAGGAGGACCTGAAGGAAGCAATCAAAAAAAACAAATGGAGGCTTAAAGAAGTTGAGCGGTTTATCAGTGCAAGTAAAACCAGTCGCCGGATGCAGAAAGAGTGGATGGTGATGAACTATTGAAAAAGAACCGGACGGGGCGGAGTTACCACACTACCAAATAAAAACACAGCTGCTTTTATTATCCCCGTCCGGAAATATCTTTAGCAGCTGTGAATTCAATAGTGTGGTTTGCAAATATAAAAAAATAGATGTTATCAATAATATATTTAATTTTGAATTGTAATCAATCCTCTTGAAGCATGAAGTATTCTGATAATTTAAAAGAAATAATTGACTCCTTTCAGAAGTATTGCAGTCCTGGAGAATTTATAAGCTTTCAAATTGAGGCAAATAGATTCATTGATAATTTAAGTAATTTGTCAGTATCAGAACAATCAAGACAATTTATGGAGCGATTTGGCCATATTTACCAGATTGTTAATGATGATAAGCAAACAACTTTGATCAGGAGTATTAACAAGAAGGTAAAATTTTTCTATGTGCTGGCAATTATTTGGGTGATCCTGATGATTATTGCCTTATTTTATTACTGGTATAACTACTAAGAAACTAACAACTCGTGTCCGAAACATTTTTAAGTTAGGCAAGCCATAAAGTATTAGCTTTCTTAATTTTGTCACATGAGCGATAGTGTTGATCTGCGAAAATACTGCCAGCAACCCTCTTTGAGACCTACCCGGAAGGGACGATCGGAATCCAGACTCTTAGTGCGGGATATGAAGCTCGTGGCACGATTTTATTATTATGCACAGATCAAGAATCTTAACTATAGCTCAATTCTCGCGAAATTATCGGAGGAATTTGATATCGATGAAAATGTTGTCAGGGCAAGGATGAAACTCCGGCAGGAGAACCTGGATGATCTTTTTAAGGAGAGACCAACAATTCAAATATTAAGAAAAAGATATCCGTATTATTCCTGGTAAGCCGTGAGGTCTTCGAAGGTTGTTTCAAAAACCATATTGATTATCTTAATGCCTGCATATTTGTTATCAGTGCTCTGTGATACACGGCTGAATGCAGAAAACTCATTAGTTGAATATCCCTGAAGCGCTGCATAAACCTGATCGACCGTTGAGAATATAGCTAAGGCTGCAGATCTTCTTGTCTCACTCGCTTTACTATCTGTAGGCAACGGAGTTTCAAAACCCATCCTAATGCTCAGTCTTGCTGTTACAAGTTGGGTTTTATTGCCTTCATCTTCACATCGCGGATATGCAATATCAAGAAATGCACACGGGAATATCACAGCGGGTCTTACGTTCAGTGCAAGCGCATCCATCTGGCCCATTTCAAAGTCGATCATTTTAATTGCAGCAACCTGGTCTGTAAGCCGGGAGAGCGCTGCTTCGTACAATTCTTTCATTTCAATAATGTTTTAAAGAGGGTTTATAACGCATTAAATGCACCTTTAAAAGCTTCAATTAGAATTTCGTTAAGTTTTGCTGACGGGCCCATGAACCTGCGTTCAGGCATTTTTATCTGAAGCTTTTCTTTTTTAGTCAGTGCGAGACCTTTCCAGGGGGTATCCTTTTCATCTTCTCCCTCGATCTGCTGACTTAGATGCATTGCCCAGGCAAATTTCCGCATCTTTGCAGTAACTGGCACCTCTATTGTTCCTCCCTCATTGTGAGGTTTCGCATAGGGTACCTTATCGGATCCTGCCGATATCACTACTTTCTCAGAGGTTACCGTCTTGGGTTTAATTGAGTTTACCAGGGCTCCGCTTCGTACCATTAAGGTACCACGCGTAACAGGTGTTTTAACCTCAGGCCAGGGAACGCCATCCCATTCTTTTGTTGAGAACCTCTCCTGGAAAAACTGTGTAGCTTTTTCAGCAATAATATTTGGAACCTGTTTTCTGAAGAAATCGTTGGTCAGGTTATCAAAAAAGTCCTCTATTTCCTTGACTGATGCCATTACATCACATATCTTTGTATTCAAGTTCACAGTTGCGGGAGGAATCTCATTGCTACCAGCGGGGGACGGGAGCCGGTGAGGGGCTGTTTAGTACAGCGCAGCTATGGATCAATCCGCAGAAAGCCTGGCTAATTGCCAGGTTTTTCTTTTATCAGCAAACCATGCCGGTACCTGACCCAGTATTTTTCAAGTTTCTTTTTGCTCATGCTTTTTGGTTTTTCTACAAATGGGAACCATGTTTTAACCAGGTATTTTCCTTTTTCAATAGCGGCTATGACTACAATGGCTTCGTCTTTATAGTATTTAGTAAAAGCCAATTCGTCGAGAAGCTTTGTTTTTTCGTTTTCCTTGAGCCACACTTCATCCGGG